AGGCTACCTGCACTAGCAGCGATACCATCGATATGACAATGTACATTAGCACTGGTGTTTTGAATTGCATTGATAATGGCAATTGCTCCATCTAAATGACCTCCATAGGTATTAATACTTAACCATACAATATCATCTTCACCTAAGCTATCGATAGTATGGATGAGATTACGGTAATATTTCGCTTCCCTTACATTCTCATCAATGAACGCTTTGATGCAACGATTAACTTGTGTACTTTGGAAATAAGGTAAATGCTGGTTAGCAAGCATAGGGTTAGTATTATCGTCATCTTCATCGTCCATTTTAATGTATACGGGGTTCAGGTCTTTAAACTTTTTTAGCTTGTCGAACATTAGCTTTCTCCTTTGTTACGCTTTGAGTTACGGCAGTACCGTTACCTTCAGCTATTAATTCGTCCTCGAAAGCAATTACGAATTCTTTGGTTAAACCGCTACGTACTACGTCTTCTCTTTCGAAAGTAGTAAAGCTGCAGTCATCTATGTTATATTTGATGCAAATTTTTTCTAAGTATGTCAATCCGTCCATACCCTTCTTTACATCGGTCTGAGGTCCAGTGTTATCACCGCAGAAGATGATCTGAGAACTAGTGCCTACACGGGTAGTAAGGGCTTGAATCTCAGGAACGTATAAGTTCTGGCTTTCATCTACGATAATGATGCTGTCATTCCAACTACGACCACGAATAGTCTCTAAGGAACAGATTTCAATGGTCTTATTCTTGAGATGAATTTCAGTGGTAGCTTTACCGAGGTAGTCTTCAAAGTAATCAATCATTTGTTGGTAGAAGGGTAGGAGCTTTTCCTCAGCGGTACCGGGTAGGAAACCAATACTCCTACCTGCCAACGGTTGATACGCTCGGATTAGCACAACCTTCTTAATATCTGCATAGTGCAACTTCTTCGCTGCATGCCATACCGCCAGTAAAGTCTTACCTGTACCAGCACTACCTCTAGCTACAACTAAGGTATTATATTTTAAAGCTTCTAGTAATTCCGTCTGCTTTGCATTCATTGGTAACAGCACAGGAAATTGCTGGCGCTGGAACTTTTCTTTTTGGATGCGTTGTGCTGCAACTTTTTGATTTCTTTTCATAGACCTCCTGAAATAAATAAGCCCTCGTGAGAGGGCTGCTTAACAATTACTTGTTCTTTGGTTTAGGACCGCGCTTTGCAGGAGTAGCTTCAGCGATCTCTTGTACTTCTGTAGCTACTGACTCAACTTCGTCTGCTACAATACCTACTTGCTGCTCTTCCTGTACAACTTCAGCAACTTGTTCAGCTTGAGCTACAGTTTCCTTTACCTTCTTACCAGCCTTAACAAGACCGCAAGTAAGCATAGTCCCATAAGCCGTAGGAAAGTTTTCATTTGTATCAAAATCAAATACGTAGCCTTCTTTGAACGCTGCTTCAATGTCTTGGCAAAAGTCGTAGAGGCCGTAAGATTCAATTCGTTTAACATCAGTCATGTGTACTCCTTTTAAGGGTTGATAAAGAATTAATTATAACACAATCTAAGTCTAGAGTCAAGGATTAGGAAATATTTTACGGAAAAGCTTGACAAACCGTAAAACCTGTGCTAACCTTATGGAGTCTTATAAAAGGAGTTCTTGTGCAAGTAGCTAACATCGTCAAACTGGAAAAGAAAACTAGTCCTCGTAATACGTGGATTAGGTCTTCGCACGAGTTACTGAAGAGAAAAGACTTAACTGCTAATGCTAAATTAGTATATACACATATGCTAGACAAATATGTATTCTTTAGTTCACAGAATAAAGAGTACTATGAAAATATGACAGATATCGGAGAAGCTTTAGGTGGTATGGCTAAACAAACGGTCAGTGATTGCATCAAAAAGCTTAAAGAGCTGGAACTAATTATTGTACATACAAAAAAGGTCTATGCAACAGGTAAGAGCATCGTATCGAATAGCTACATTGTGAAGGATGTGTATGGTATTTACGAAACGCAGAGAGTTAGGTTAGTAGAAGCAGAGCGAGATTCACCGTTCTAACTAGTCCGAAAATTAGTCCTATGATAGTCCGAAATTTAGACCTATACTAGTCCGAAAATTAGCCCCTAACTAGACTGACTAAACTATACTGATATAATAATACTGATATTACTATATATAGTATAACGTACATATGGTTATTCGCCTTGAGGCTCAGGTTGGTGTAGGTTACAGTCGTACATTTGTTGTATAAAAACAACAGTACAACCCTACATACCTAACCAACAACCATACAGCACATAGAACTAATAGATTGTGCTAAACGATCAAGTTGTGCTTACTAAAATATTTACTACAAGGATGTTATGTTAAAAGAACTATTGCTATACCGTGCATTAGAGGGTGAGTTCTACATACTCAAGGCTGACAAACCTTACCGTAGGCTATTCCCTGATGCTGACGGATACCTAATCTTCTACAAACAAGGTAAGAAGTACAAACTGAAAGCTAATAGGGTAGCTATAGAGTTAGGTAATGACTTGACTGTGCCAAAAGATAAAGTAGTGCTGCACCGTAATCTAGACCAGTCTGACTACAGACTACAAAACTTACGTTTAGTGACTAGAAAAGCTTTTAACTCAATCAAGGAAGCTCAACGTAACTTAGGTGGTGCTTTACGTATAGTACCTCATCATCAAGATATGTTCAGTTATACCCTATGCTGGAGAGAAGATGGTAAGGATAGAGTGTTAGTCGTACAGGATATCGTAGTTGTGCGTAGGTTATATAACAAGCTACAGTTAAAGTACGCTAAAATACTCAGTAGGTACTGTGTGTTTGATTGAACGTTAAGCGTAAGGCGAGTACTACGGTAGTAGGACGAGCTACTTTCTGCGAATTTTATTGAATTGCTCTTGATATTTACAGTAAAGTGTGATATAATTACACTATCGTAGCAAATTTCAATTTAAGCTTTTAGTAAATACGTATATTAAAAGTTCGTAACCTGCTAAAATAAATTCCCATTGAAAGACTATTACGATATAATCTGTCCAATTTCGTAGTTGCTTTCTAACTCCTTTCACAATTACCTAGTTGGTCGCTGGAAAAGTAACCAGCACTAATTCATAACTTAACGAAATGAGACACAATGAAATGCATTGTATGTAATCAATACTTTAAGCAAAGCGTATTTAACCAAGGGTATGAATGCGAAGATTGCTCGAATGTAGTATTGGATGAAGTAGATTCAGAGTCCGAAGTTGATTTCGAGATTCTAAAGAACCCTAGTGGAAAGACTGCAGCGCAGATTCACTATGATTGGGACGATTCCCACGGTTTCTGAACCGTAGGTGAAGAGACTAAGGTTTTTGATAGTTATAGCGGAGTGGAGAAGTGGTCTATCTCGTTGCCCTCATAAGGCAAAGAACGCTGGTTCGAATCCAGCCTTACGCTTCCAGATTCGTTTGCTATTTGCGAATAGCGAACACAAAAGGCAATAGCAGAAGCTACGTAACCTAATCTAACGTTACTGAGGTCGCAGACACCGAAAGTCAGAAGTCTGCTAGTATCACATGGAACCTAGTCCTCTGTGAATATGAATATACTCTAGGATTAGCTGAAGTCGCATAGCGGCAATTGCAACGGTTTTGTAAGCCGTCAGAGAAATCTTACGTGAGTTCGAGTCTCACCTTCAGCACCAAATTTAGCGAGAGTGGTGGAATGGTATACACAGCAGACTTAAAATCTGCCGCCTAACGGCTTGTGGGTTCAAATCCCACCTCTCGCACCAAGTCTCGGTGGTGTAATGGTAGCCACGCTGGTCTTAGAAACCAGTGCCTAGTGCGTGTCAGTTCGAGTCTGACCTGAGACACCAAATTAATGCAGAAATAGCTCAGTTGGTAGAGCAAACGCTTGATAAGCGTTAGGTCATTGGTTCAATCCCAATTTTCTGTACCAAGTTTCGAGAAGATTGCAAGTATTTGTTTATAGCCTATTTAATCCACTGGATTCTGTGCTATACTCTTCTCAATTAATTAAGCAGCATTCGTCTATCGGTTAGGACAACGGGTTTTCATCCCGTAAAGGGGAGTTCGATTCTCCCATGCTGTACCAAATTTGGATGCATATTCCGTTAAAGAGGCGGGAGGGACTGTAAATCCTTTGTCTATGCACTCGCTAGGAGCGTTACCTAGGGCATCCACCAGAATATTGGCATATAGCTCAGTCGGTAGAGCGTTTGACTGTTAATCAAAATGTCCGTGGTTCGACCCCACGTATGCCAGCCATTTATGGGTACGATGATTCAGCCTTCCTATTGCAGGAGGTAGCAGGTAGGTTTAATTCCTACGGTATCCACCAAATTACACACTACATGGGGTCAGAACCCATCCAAATCTTTTGAGTCAGGTCGTATAGCGGTAAATACGGTGTGTATTTAATTCGTTCCGATAGCTCAACTAGGCAGAGCAGTGGATTCCAAATCCGAAGGTTGGAGGTTCGATTCCTTCTCGGTTCGCCAATATAACATACAGGAGTGTTTATGAAGAATGAAGGCTCAGGATACGCAGAGAAAATTCCTCGTATCTAAATAATTTAGGGTGGTTGGCAGAGAGGCCGATTGCAGAGGGTTGCTAACCCTTAAGCCGCTAACGTGGCTCGTAGGTTCAAATCCTACACTACCCGCCAAATCAAGGATGGGTGGCAGAGTGGTCGATTGCGACAGGCTTGAACCCTGTTGGTCCGAAAGGGTCCGTGAGTTCGAATCTCACCTCATCCTCCAAATACAATATCCGTTTTTAGGCTAGTCTGGTTAAGTCACTCGGTTTGGGGCCGAGATATCGTAGGTTCAAATCCTACAGAACGGACCAATTTATATATATATATCTTAGGCATTAGCCTATACTTTTAATCTCAGGAGATAATATGGCTACACTTACCGCTTCAGGTATAAATTTTAGTGATGGTACAATTCAAAACTCAGCTGGCACTACTTCCAACGCTGCAGCAGGGTATGTTAAGCTACCTAGTGGCATCATAATTCAATGGGGTCGCACAGCTCAAACAGGTGGTAGTAACGGCTCAGGCGCTTATCTAACATCTTCATATCCAATTGCATTTCCTAATGCGTGTTGGCAAATTTCTGGTGTAGCTTATGCACCAACTGAATTGAACAATGCTTTATCCAATAACGTAGTTTCTTATACAAACTCAACTTTTGTAATTGTAACACAACGCTACGGTGGTAGTAACCCTAGGGCACAGTTTAGCTGGATTGCTATTGGATATTAAGGAGATAATATGGCTACACTTACCGCTTCAGGTATAAATTTTAGTGATGGTACAGTCAATAATTCTGCGGGAGTTACGTCCAACGCTGCAGCAGGGTATGTTAAGCTACCTAGTGGCATCATAATTCAATGGGGTCGCACAGCTCAAACAGGTGGTAGTAATAGTAGCGGAGCGTACTTAACAACTTCATTTCCAATTGCTTTTCCGAATGCATGCTGGCAAGTTTCAGCGAGAACTTATGGACCTACAGAATTAAACTGTGGTTTAAGTAATAATGTTGTATCAGCCTCAGCAGCTTCATTTGTAGTTGTAACACAACGTATCGGCGGGTCTAACCCACGGGCACAAACAATGTACATAGCTATCGGCTATTAATAAAGGAGATATATGTTTTTCTATTCAAAAGCCACAGGTGGCTTCTATACCCAAGATATTCACGGCGATAATATTCCAGAAGATGCTGTACAAATTACTAAACAGTACTATGATGAACTTTTTGACGGTCAAGCTCAAGGTAAGCAGATTTTAGCAGATGATAACGGTGTACCAGTACTTGTTGAACCAGTACTTGTAAATCAAACTTATGCAGAGAAAAGAGCTTACGAATATCCACCAATCCAAGACTACTTAGACGGTATTGTTAAGGGTGATCAAGATCAAGTTGATGCCTATATTGCTCAGTGCTTGGCTGTAAAGGCTAAATATCCTAAATAAAGGGGTAACCTATGCCTCTCGCTATCCTAGCTGCAGCCAATGCTGCAGTATCGGCTATTCAGCAAGGCTGCGAATTATACAAAGAGTATAAAGGTACGGTAATTAAAGCAAAGAAAACCTTTGATGAAGTCAAGGGTATTTCTAAAGAAGTTACCAGTGTTTGGAAATTTATGTGGGAGAAAATCTTTCCTAAGAAAAAGAAAGAACTCCCTAAGATAGTTGATCTTGCCTTAGATTCGTTGCCAAATGAACCAACTAAGAAGAAAAAGAAACCTGTTCAAGAGTTAGAGCAAATAGATGAACTATCTATTGTAATCGGACTCATTGAACAACTAAAAATATTCTTTGGTTGCATGTCTCAGTTGCAAGCTAAATTGGCAGAGGCAGAATCTAAATCTTTAGAGTCTCAAGGTTATCAAGAGCTTATGAGTTCTGCAATTGATATTGAATATGCAACGATTGAGATACAAAAATTGCAAGTAACTATTCGTGAAACTATGGTCTATCAGAGTCCTCCAGAATTAGGGGACTTATACACTAAGGTTGTTAAGCGTGTCGGTATTATTCAAGAACAGCAAGCGTTAGCAGATATAGAAAAGCGTAAGAAAGCGGCTGGTGAGCGATGGCTACGAGAGCAACTACAAAATCAAATAAAGCTGGAACTGGTTACGGTATTTCTAGTAATAGTGTTTCTGGCAGAAATATGGGCAATATGGATAAGGCTAATAACTCATCGATAATTGCGATAATTGCAGCTGCAACGGCTGTAATAGCTCTACTACTTGTAGTTCCACCATTAGTTGATATGTATATCACTACCGATAGGAATAACTACAAGATGGAAGTACGTGATAAGCAATGGACTGCCAAAGTTGAAAAACTTGAAGATATGATCAAGTATAACGAACAACTTTTAAAACAAATAGATAAATCTAAAAACTAAGGATAATATGTTAGATAGTTATAAAGGCATGACTGCCGATCAAATTGAAGTCCGTGTATGGGCTTTCGTAGTTAAAGCAATCACTACTATGGTATTTTTAATTGCTATGGGTGTTATGTGGGCTATTGCCTTCGAAGACCAATCTACAGTGTTAGCACCAATCGATGCAATCTTCCTTGAAATCTTAAAAGCTATTGCCTTCATGGGTGTTGGTACATTAGGTGGTATCTCTGGTCGTAAAGCTGCAGGTGCAGTGGCAGAGAAACTAGCAGATAAACCAGAAGATGAGAATCTAGCTGGATAAAGAACCTACCTTAGGTCCGAAGTCACCTCGGTTTTAGGCGTCCCTCGAATCTGTTGCGAGGTAACATGGAAGTAACACTCTAGGGGCTTATTGCCAAATAAGTCTGCAAAGGACACAGCGTATTGTTTGCGGTGCTACGAAAAGCGCACTCTGGAATCGTAACCAGAACTAATTCAAGGAGAATATATGGCCTTCGAAAAAGGTAAATCGGGTAATCCTAACGGTCGCCCTAAAAAGATTAACGCATTAGATAAACCAACTAACCGTGATCTAAAAGAACGTGAATTAATTATGCTATTACGCAAGATTAAACCTCACGTAGCTAAGGCGATTGCTTCTGCTGCAGATATTATGCAGAATAAAGAAGCTAGTCATCAGAACCAATTAAAAGCCGCAACTATTTTATTAGACAACTACCGTAGACTTACATTAGACGTTTATGACGGTGATGATGCGGAAGAGACAGAGGGTACTGAGATTCAACAACAGAATGCTCCTATCTTTTCTCTTAAAGTAGTGAACGAAAATACCTAAAGGAATTAAATGAGTCAAGTAGTTATCGGACCAGCATCCAAAAAGCAAGAGATGTTTTTAAATAGTGATGCCACTATTACATTAGCGGGTGGAGCAGCGGGTTCAGGTAAAACTTATACTGCTTTACTTATTGCCTTAAAATTTATGCAGCATCCTAGAGCAACGGGAGTTATTTTCCGTAGGACTTCTAAGATGCTAACTGCACCCGGTAGTATCTGGCACGAAGCCGTAAACCTTTACACCAGCCTTTACCCTAATCTGAGAATTAGGACCAGAGAACTAGAACTTGTGTTTCCTAATGGCGCTTTATTAAAGTTCAGCCACATGCAACACGCAATGAACATGTATGATCACAAAGGTGGTCAGTATAGTTTAGTCATTTTTGATGAAGCAACCGACTTCGAAGAAGAGATGGTAGTATATTTACTTTCACGTATGCGAAATGCCTACGTAGATTATACACCTCAAATGTTTTTAATGACTAACCCTGATTATAATAGTTTCTTACGTCATTGGCTAGAGGATTATTACCTAGACCCTCAGACAGGCATTCCATTACCAGAAAAGACAGGGGACAAACGTTTCTTCTTCCGTCAAGGTAATACAATGCTTTGGTACGATAGTTTAAACGAAGCAGAGTCAATCCACGGTAAGGGTGATGAATCTGGTATCAGTTCATTTACGTTTATTGGTGCTACTTGTCGGGACAACCCTCCACTTCTAAAAGCACAACCAGACTACATTAGTCGTTTAATGTCTTTACCTCGTGTAGAGAAGGAAAGATTGCTGGATGGCTCATGGTATGCTCGTATGGAGTCAGCAGGGCTGTTTAAACGTGAGTGGTGTGGCTTAGTTGACCTGCCTAATGGTAGGGCCAAGCAGCGAGTTAGAGCGTGGGATTTCGCCTTTAGCAAGCCTTCTGAGCAATACCCTAATCCTGACTGGACTCGCGGAGTTTTAGTGTCTAAGGATGATGCAAAAGTTTATACTGTAGAAGATGTTGTGTCCTTGCGTGACAGGGTGCATGAAGTAGAGAAACTAATCTTTCAAACTGCATTACATGATGGTCAAGGTGTAATTATCTCAATTCCACTAGACCCTGCTGCAGCCGCTGGTGCTTATGCTAAGGACTTACAACGTAAATTAGCTGAGATGGGTTTCGTATGTCGATTAACTAAGCCAGTTAAATCTAAGATTACTCGTTTTGCTCCATTTTCTAGTTTAGCTCAAGCTGGCTTCGTAAATATTGTAAAAGCTAACTGGAATAAAGATTTCTTTGATGAGTTGGAGGTTTTCGATGGTGACCCTAAGAAAAAGGATGACCAAGTAGACTGTTGTAGCGACTGTATGCTACTTCTCAATAAAGAGCATTCATTACCAATCTTTTCACTGCCAGATTTAACTGGAAGTAACCCCTTTGATAGTATGCCTTCACAGACACTATCAATGCCACAATTCACAACTATCGGACTTTAACTAAGGAGCCTTTGAATGGCACGACCAAAGAAACAAGAGACTATTGAAAAAGCCACTATGGGCGATACACCAGAACGATTTAAAATGTCGGAAGCTGGCTACTTAGGTTTAAATGTATATGCTGGTGTTACTCAAGACGAAATCAAGAAAGAATTAAACTTTCCTAATAGTATCCAAACCTACAAGCAAATGTCTTATCATGGGACTATTAATTCTGCTTTAACATTATTTGATACATTAGTTAGTAAGGCTGATTGGAAATTTAAAGCACCTAAAGATGCTACTGCAACCGAACTAGACCAAGCTCGAATCATAAATGAAATGATGAACGATCTACAAGGTCAAACATGGTCAGATTTTATTAGTGAAGCTTTAAGTTCTAATGTCTATGGCTTTTCAGTGCATGAGAAAGTGTATCGTAGACGTACCAAAGAAAATGGTTCTAAATATAATGATGGTTTGATCGGCTGGAAGAAACTACCGATCAGAAACCAAGAGACAATTCAACGTTTTGTATTTTCTGACGATGGTAACGAAATTATTGGTGTTCGTCAAGACCTTACACAGGTCAGCGACCCTTATAACCGTTATTCACAACGCTCAAATCAGGCTGTCGTGCTACCACGTAGCAAGATCATGCTATTTCGCGCAGGTAAGCACAAGGGTGACCCATACGGTAAATCACCATTACGTGATGCTTACTTAGCATGGCGATTCCTAAGTGTTATCGAAGAGATTGAAGCTAACGGTGTTGCTAAAGATTTAGCTGGATTACCCGTTCTTAAGTTACCACCGCAATATCTTGCCGCTGATGCTTCTCCAGATCAGAAAGCTATTCGTGCATATTACGAAAATGTAATGCGTAACCTTCAGGTTAATCAGCAATCTGCATTAATCTTACCGCAAGCTTATGATCAAGATACGCGCCAGCCTTTATTCAGTTTAGAGTTACTAAGCTTGAATGGTAGCAAGGCAATGGACACAACCAAGATTAAAGAGTATTACAAGAATTTAATTCTCACCTCTTTATTTGCTGACTTACTAACTATGGGTCAAACTGGTGGTGGCTCTTTTGCATTAGGTCAGATTAAGAGTTCATTATCTGGTTCTGCTGCAGAATCCATGCTCAAGAAAATTACGCAAGTTATCAATGACGACTTAATTCGTCAAACCTATGAGCTAAACGGGTGGGATACCTCTCGTATGGGTTACATGGACTTTGATAATATTCAGACAGAAGATTTAGAATCATTCAGTAAAGCTATCCAACGTTACGCAAGTACAGGCATGCTAGAGATTGATCGTGATGTACTCAACCGTGTACGTGAATCTGTAGGTATCGATTCATTACCTGAGGATGAAGAGCCTAACCTAGATGCTATGCCAGCCAATACTTCACGTAGTGGTGACGGTTTCGCAACAGCTGGTGAAGGTACTGCGTCAAACCCATCTGGCACTGATACAAGTTCTAATAATCTTGAGAATGCTGGATAATATTTCTAATTACTCTTGAATTATGACTATTTTTATGATATAATAGTTCTATAAACACCCCGCCTAAACAGCGGGGTTATTATTGTTTAAAGGAGAACTTATGCCGTGGAACGCAAGCAAAACTATTCCCGCTATGGAGGGGAAATCCCTTAAGTTGAAAGAGTTATTTGCAAAAGTTGCCAATGCTGCTCTCGATAAAGGACAAACAGAAGAGGAAGCTATCTTCGCAGGTTTAGGCGCTGTTAAGATTGAAGAGAAGAAACAAAATAAAACCACTACTAAAGCAGTGGCTCCTAAACTTCCAGCTCATCTTCAAGCAATTAAAGATTTAGTTAATCAGCAAAATACAGAGGTTGTCACAAAGGCAGAAATACCTAAAGTTACAGAACAAACTTCAATTGTTGATGCAGATATTGACAAGACGGGCAGATTAGTTCTAATGCTATCTGACGGAAACAGGGTTACAACCAAGAACCCAATCCCGAAGGAAACTATTAGCCAGAACGTAACCGTGTCAAATGATTTACGCCCCTTATTGGCAATGAATGAACCGACAGGTTTTGCTACAAGAGATACCAGTAAGCTTGAGTTCAATGATGCAAACAGAACATTTACAATTTCAGCTGTAGACAAGGAATTCTCTTTTTGGTTACATGCAAATGAAGTTACTAGGGAATCGGAATCAGTTCAATTGCCTAATGTATCCAACCTATACTTCATCTATTTCGATTATCCAGATAATCAATTAAAGTATACTACGCTACCTACATCTGAGTTATTCCTTCAGAAGGCTCTTGTTTCTATCGTATACTGGAAATCTGAAACTCAAACACATGTATATTTTGCAGATGAGCGTCACGGAATGGTAATGGATGGTGCTACACATCAGCACATGCATTTGACATTAGGTGCGCAATACCGTAAGGGCTTAGGTCTATACAACTTCCAAGTTGATCAATCAGGTTCACTAAATTCTCATGCTCAGTTTGCATGTGATTCTGGGCAGATTGCAGATGAAGATTTAATTATAGATATTGTAGATGGTGAAGATCAAATCTTATCTACAGTTTTAAATGCACCTGTGTATTATCGCTATGGTACAGCTGAACACAACTGGTCGAAATCTCCGATCAGCCCTTATGCCTTAATCTTACCTAATAGTGTCCCGTACTATACTGGCACAAGACCTGCCTATAATCATCAATTAGATGGTGTATGGCGACTAGATGAAGTAGTAAATAATCAGTTCGTGCTTGTACATATCGCAGCCACCAATGATGTTGATAATCCAATTGTCGCTATCTTAGGTAATACTTACCAAACTAAATCAGCAGCTAGGTCTGGAGCTAACACTGAATTTGCAATGATGACAGGGCTTCCTTTTGCAGAATTTGTAAGATTGGGTAGTGTCATTTATCAGGCTTCTAATACATATACAAACACTCCAAAAGCGCGTGTAGTAAGTACAGATGATGGCTCAGATTATATCGATTACAGAAGAACGAGTGCATGGTCAACTGGTTCATCGGTTGTAATTGACCAAACTCAAAATATCGATGGCGGTATTTACCAAGAATAAGGAAACGTATGCAACCAGCAAATATCGAACTAACAATATATAAAGGTTCAACCTTTGTAAAAACTATCCAATGGAAATCAGGGAATCCAGCTACACCTGTAAATCTTACAGGTTGTACCTTACGTATGCAAATGCGTAAATCAGTAGCAGATTCTGTGATTTTAGACACACTGACAACAGAGAATGGTAAATTAGAAATTACTAATGCAGCAGAGGGTAAACTTACCATTAAGATTGCAGCAGTTACTTCTAGTGCATACACATTCGACCGAGGTGTTTACGACCTCGAAGTGGTATTTTTAGATGGTTCAGTATACCGTATTATTGAAGGCGCTGTAACTGCAGTTCCAGAGGTTACTAGATGACAACAGATGTTATTGTCGTAGATGACTCTGAGACAATAATTGTAGATAGTGACATAACTAGTGTAATTGTGACTCAGGACGAGACTGTTCCAGAGGTTATTATTGTAGCTGAAGCAGATACACTGTTGGTCAGTGAAGATCAAACTAATACTATTATTACAGCTCAGGTCGAGACTCAAGTTATAACTGAAGCTTCGCAGGGTCCAATGGGTCCGAAGGGCGATAAAGGTGATACAGGGGCTTCTACAAATATTTCAGATGCTCCAGATATGGATATCTCAAATTTACAGGACGGTTCATTACCTATTTGGTCGTCACAATCCCAAAAATGGGTTGCCAATACCCAACTAACAAATCAGAGCCTAGAATCAGGGCATTATTAAAGGATAAATTATGGCATCAATCGTAAGAATTAAACGTTCAGAGGTTTCAGGTAATCCCTCTACGTTAGCGCAAGGTGAATTGGCATATTCAGCCTTAATTGACAACGGTAGTAATGGTGGTGACCGCTTATACATTGGTATGGGTACAGAAACCAACGGTAATGCTGTAAATCACATTGTCATCGGTGGTAAGTATTTTACAGACATGCTTGACCATACTAAGGGTACGCTTACTGTAAGTTCAGCTCTTATTACCGATTCAAACGGTAAGTTAGATAATATTAAGATCGATAATATCGACATTAATGGTAACACTGTTTCAGCTACAGATGCTAATGGTAATGTTAACTTACTACCTAACGGCTCAGGTCACGTATTTCTAAGTGGACAATCATTCCCTAATATTACAGGAGTAAATGGTCAATACTTAAAAACAGATGGTGCTGGCGTAACAACATGGTCTGATCTACCTCCGAGTGATTTTACTATCAACGGTGACACTGGTTCAGAATCATTTAGTACTGGTTCAACATTAACATTTGTTGGTGTAGATGCTCTTGATACTGCAGTTACAACAGATACAGTTACATTCTCTATCCGAAATGCAACCTCTACACAGAAGGGGGCTGCTTCATTTGATTCTACAGATTTCAGTGTTAACTCTGGAGCAGTCAGTTTAAATCATGAAGCTATTCAGGACATTGTAGGTGGAATGGTATCCACTAATACTGAAGCTGGTATTACAGTTTCTTATGATGATACAAATGGTAAGTTAGATTTTGCAGTAAATAATCCTACGATCACTATTAGCGGCGATGTAGATGGCTCTGCAACTATGACTAATCTTGGTAATACCAGTATCTCTGTTGTATTAGACACAGTTAACTCTAATATCGGTACATTTGGTTCGACAACTAATGTTCCAGTTGTGACAGTTAATGCTAAAGGTCTTGTTACTGCTGTTTCAACAGCTTCTATTTCTACGTCATTCACTTTAGCTGCAGATTCAGGTACTCCAGATGTGTTCAACAACGGTGAAACACTTAGCTTCATTGGTGGAGAAGGTATCAACACTATAATTAGTGGTGTTAATAACAGAATTACTATTTCAGGTGAAGATGCTAGTGATACCAATAAGGGTATTGCAACTTTTAATACTGCTAATTTTAATGTAACTAGTGGTGATGTAACGATTAAAGATGCTGGTGTTACTAATGCCAAACTTGTCCACTCTTCTATAACTATTGGTACTAGCTCTGTAGATTTAGGGAGTACGATTACTAGCCTAGCAGGTCTTACAGAATTACAAGTTGATAATATCAATATTAATGGTAATACTATTGGCGCTACAGATACTAACGGGAATATTAACTTAGCTCCTACAGGTACTGGTGTTGTTGATGTAACCGATTCTCGGATTGTAGGTGTTGCAACTCCTGTTAACCCAACCGATGCAGCTAATAAAGCTTATGTAGATAATGCTATTACAGGTCTATCATTTAAGCAAGCTGCCAATCTAATGTCCGATGCTAATGTAGCCTTAACAGGCTCCACAGCTACCTTATCAATTGACGGACACAGTGCATTAACCCAAGCCCACGGAAATGGCTACCGTATTTTACTGACAGGCCAAACCACTAACTCTGAAAATGGTTTATATATATATTCAGATAACGGTACAACATACTCGCTAGATCGTACATCTGATGCAGACACATACACTGAATTAGTTGGTGCTTCTGTGTATGTTATGGAAGGTGTAACTTACGGTAAAACAGGGTGGGTGCAAACTAATCACTATCTATCAAGTTTTTCTGGTCAAGTTTGGACACAGTTCTCTGGTGCAGGAGCTTATGTAGCAGGTTCAGGTTTAACGCTTACAGGCACAACATTCGATGTTGGCGCAGGTAATGGTATTAGTGTAACCGATAATGCAGTCAGCTTGGCAGACTCTGCTGCAGGTAATGGCCTGACATTTGATACAGGTGTTATTTCAGCTGTGGGTACTGCAGATAGAATTTCTGTAACTGCTGACGCAATTGATATTGCCTCTACATATGTAGGTCAAACAAGTATTACTACTCTAGGTACTATTACTACTGGTACTTGGTCAGCTGATACTATCGCAACAACTAAAGGTGGAACAGGTTTAACCAGTTTTGCAACAGGCGATATGTTATATGCTTCTGATACAAACACTCTATCTAAACTTACTGCAGGTACTGCAGGTAAGGTACTACAAATTAATGGTAGTGGTCTTCCAGTTTGGGCAGACCTAGATGGTGGAACATATTAATCAAAAAATAGGTGGTTCTTACCACCTACTCCCTTTCTTAAGGAATCAAAATGGCAAGTAAAATTATTTTAAAGCGTTCTGCAGTACCAAATAAAGCTCCTGTAGCTGGTGATGTGGAGTATGGTGAGTTAGCTCTAAATTATAATGATGGTAAGTTATTCTACAAAAAAGTAGATAATACTATAGCATCTTTTGAAGCTGGACTGCAAACGATTAATTTAACTGGAGCTGTTATTGGTTCTGGAACTGGGGATATTACCACAACTTTGAGTGATACTGGAGTATCCGCTGGCAGCTATACAAACGCAAACATTACCGTTGGTATAGACGGGCGTATTACTTCTGTAACAAATGGCAGTGCTAGTGGCTTACCAGATCAAACAGGTAATTCAGGCAAATTTCTAACTACTAATGGTACTGATATTTCATGGGGTGAAGTTAATTTAAGTGCATACCAACCTGTAGATGGTGATTTAACTGCTATTGCTGATTTAACTGGTGTAAGTGGTATTCTAACTAAAACGGCAGCTAATACATGGTCATTAGATACTAATACATATTTAACCACTACTTCAGCTGCTTCTACTTATCAACCAGTAGATGCTGATTTAACTGCTATTTCAGGACTAGCTGGTACATCTGGTATTCTCAAAAAGACAGCTTTAAATACATGGGCTTTAGATACCACAAGCTATCAACCTCAAGATGGTGATCTAACTGCAATTGCTGGTTTAACTGGTACATCAGGTTTATTAAAGAAAACTGCAGCCGATACATGGACATTGGATACTAGCACTTATTTAACTGGTATTACATCTAGTCAAGTAACTACGGCATTGGGATATACACCTTACAATAGTTCTAACCCTAATGGTTATATTACTAGTACTGGTTCAATTTCAGGTAGTGCTAAATATTTAACTTTTCCAGACGGTCCTCGTAATTTATCAGATCGTAATCCAAACTGGTCAGCACGTAGTGCAATTTTTGATTTCGTTACTGCAGGTACTGCAGGTACAGGTGGTAACTTTGCTGGAGTTATGACTTTTTCACCTTGGGAGGGTACTACATCTAGCACAGGTGATGCCTCTTATCAATTAGCCTTTGGAAGCACAGCAGCTAATAGTGGTGGTACACCTCAGTTACGTATTCGCAAGGGTATCGATACAACTTGGAATGGTTGGTATGACATTATTACAACCGCAAACATTGGGAGTTATGCTGCAACAACCACAGGTTATACTAAATACTTAACTGGCGCTCCTGCTTACACTAACGGAAGTGATGGTTGGTGGAGATCAGAGGGTCAAGCAGGTTGGTATAACGCAAGTTACTCTGTAGGTATTTATGCAACTGAAGCTGGCAACGTCAGAACATATAACGGCGCTAACTTTATTGCTGCTGGTAATGTAACAGCAAACTCAGACGAACGTTTAAAAACAAACTGGAGGGCTTTACCTTCAGATTTTGTCGAAAGACTCTCACAAGTAAAACATGGGACTTATGACCGAATTGATAACTGTGCTGCTAAAACTCAGGATGGAGTTTCTGCTCAATCTTTAAGAACCTTATTACCTAACTCAATTCAAGAAGATTCTGAAGGTATTTTGTCAGTAAACTATGGTGGCGCAGCTATGGTATCTGCAGTTGCTTTGGCTAAACGAGTGGTAGAACAAGACAATAGAATTGCAGAATTAGAGCGTTTAATCGCTAAATTTATCGGTGAGTAATACATTTCACTTGATTTCTTAACAAAAATGTGATATAATTATGTTTATGTACTTATAAAGAGGTGAGCATGGAACAATTAAATAAAGCTAAGAGTTTTGCTCCCACAGACGCAATGCGTAATAATGCACGTAGGGGTTTAGCTTTACGTGAAAAGTGGAATAGAGGTGGCCTCAGCGCAGGTCAAGCTAACAATGCTGGCGTTGGTTCAGGCGTAGCTAGAGCTAGAGACATTATCAACGGTAATCTAAGTTTAGAATCCGTTAAAAGAATGTACTCGTTCTTCAGCCGACATGAGAACAATTATGCACCTAAAAAGAAAATGCCAGATGGTGGTCCTACTGCAGGAACTATAGCATGGTTACTTTGGGGTGGTTCAGCTGGTTTAGCATGGGCAAGATCAATCCTTAAGAAGGAAGAGATCGTAAAGTCCTACACTAAAGAAATTACAGACGAAGAATTAAACTCTGAAGACGAATTGTTAGGTGTTAAGTTACCTATTACTAAAGCTGTCGATGAAGAATTAAAACAAGCAACTTTTATTGTAATGGTCCCTGATGAGGTCGATGCTCACGGTGATACAACTACAGAAGCTGAAGTTCGCAAAGCATGTCATAACTTTAATAAATATTCAATGAAGGCTAATCTGTTTCATTTAGTTGAAACAAGTACTTTTGAGTTTTGTGAAAGTTATTGCTGCCCTACTGATTTTGTTCTTGGCGATAAATTCGTTAAGAAAGGCACTTGGTTAGCTACAGTGCAATCCCTAGATGATAATCTATGGGAACTGATTAAATCAGGTGATATTAACGGTTTAAGTATTGGTGCTTTAGCATCAGTCGAAACAATTGAAGAGGAAGAATAATGACGACAACTAAACGCAAAGCAAAGAGAAAACTCTCTGATATTAGCTTTGAAAAAGAAGGCGCTCACGTAGCCCTAGTCTCAAAAGAGCAAGGTGGTCCTGCTAATAATCATGACTATGCTTTAGTTCTTAAGGCTAATAAGTTCAGTGAAGAGTTTGTAGAGAAAATGCAACAAGTTCGTGTCACTATGGAATTACCAGACTTCTTACGTAAGTTTTTCTCAGTGTATTATGAAGATGCTGAAGTTCTCGCCCGTATGATGGGTTACGAGAAGCCAGAAGCAACCGATGAAGTTAAGACACAAGATTACGAAGATTATATTCAATCTAAACTAGAAGCTTTCGAGGTTTTAAAATCTGCCCATGAAGCTGAAAGTATTGCGACAGTCTTATCTGAATTAGATGAAACAGAATATTTAGCTATGCTCAACGATCAAGAATTACTTGAAAAGGCTTTTAAGTCTGTTGAGAAAGCAACCGAATCCGCACCTGCTGCTTCTGCAGAAGGTACTGATACCTCACCCGCATGCGAGGTTACTCAAGAAGAGGTATCTACCTCTGTTAACAAAGAAGAATTGGAGAAATCTAAGATGGATGAAGATGTAAAAATCGAAACCGTAGAAAAAGCTCAGTTTGAACTAGTACAGAAAGCTCTAGAAGAGCAAAAAGTAGAGTTACAAAAAGCTTTAGACGTTATTGCTACATTTGAAGCTGAGAAAAAAGAAGCTATCAATAAAGCAAAAACTGAACAAGTTAAAGCTATCGTTAAAGACGAAAGCAAAGTAGAAGCAATCGCTAAGGCTGCTCTCTCATTAGAATCTGAAGATGACTTTACAGCCTTCTTAGCTGCTATGCAAGCTATGATGACTACTGTAGAAACATCTGAGATGTTTGTTGAAAAGGGTGCTTCAACTCAAGAAGAAGAACCTGCAATTCAAGAATCTGCTGTGGCGAAAGTATTAAAAGCCAAGCTAAATACTAAGTAAATAAATTAAAGGAAAATTAAAATGGCAAATCCATTCGCAACAGAAGCTAAACGTCTATCAAACGTAGTTAAGCAAGAATTATGGGCAGAAACTGGTTACACTCGTGCAGTTGTAACAGTTAACGAAGCAGCCGCTGCTTCTTATGTACCCGGTACAGTTTTAGGTAAAGTAACTGCCGATGGCAAGTATAAAATCGCTGTACAAACTGAAGATGACGGTTCACAAGTAGCTGACGCTATTGTAATCGGTGAAGAAACTATTGCTGCTGCAACAGATACCAAGGTACTCGTCCTTATTAAAGGTCCAGCTATCGTATCTAAAGCTGGTTTAGTCTTAGATGCATCTTACAACCTTACAGCCGAAAAGAATGCAGTCTACGCTGCTCTCGAAGCTAAAGGTATTGCAGTTAATGACGCAATCTAATCTTAATATTAAATAATAAGGAATATATAACATGCAAGTACGCAGTTTTGAAAAACCATTTGAGTTAGTCGATTACACACAAGAACTATTACTAGTTCCTAATAAGTGGGGTCTAATCAACGAATTAGGCATCTTCTCTTCAGAGCCAGTATCACAACACTCTGTAACAGTTGAGTCTACTCAAGGTACATTAGGTATTGTAACTGACCAAGTTCGCGGCGCTCGTAACACTATGAACAGTGACGACACACGTAACCTCCGTTCATTCCCAATCCCTCACTTCCCATTAGATGACGCTATCAAGCCTCAAGATATCCAAGGTAAACGTGCTTACGGTTCTGCAGATGCTGCTGAAACTGAAGCCGCTGTTACCGCACGTAAGTTAGAGCGTATCCGTTCTAGCCACGCTATCACTCTTGAAGCTGCTCGTGCCTATGCTTTAACTACTGGTGCTATCTACGCTCCAAACGGTACAGTATCTGGCAACTTCTTCACTGACTTCGGTGTTACACAAAAGTCTATCGATTTCGCTTTAGGTACAACTACAACTGACCTCTTAGCTAAGTCTGAAGAAGGTATTGCTCACGTTCAAGACAACATCTTAACTGGTGAAGTCGTAAACGAAGTAATCGTTCTCTGCTCACCAACATTCTTCGCTAAGTTAATCGCTCACGCTACTGTTAAAGAAGCTTACAAGTATTACACTAGCACACAAGAGCCATTACGTCAACGCCTCGGTTCAGGTTTATACCGCCGTTTCGTACACGGTGGTGTAACTTACATTGAATACCGTGGTTCATACAACGGTACAGCCCTCATCCCTGCTGGCGAAGGCGTAATGTTACCAACAGGTACAAGCGATATGTTCAAGACATATTTCTCACCTGCTAACCGTTTCAGCCACGTTAACACGCTCGGTGAAGAAGCTTATGCGTTCACATATCGTGACCCTAAAGACGTTGAGATTCAAATCCAAACTGAATCTAACTTCTTAAACTTAATTCGCCGCCCTGCTGCTGTGGTTAAGGTTACCACATCTAACTAAAATTAGATATAAGATTGGCTCCTTCGGGAGCCTTTCTTTTAATAACTTATCTAACCATAGGTTATTAAAAGAAATTTATCATAAAGGATACATCATGACAATTAAAGCTTTACGCATTGAACTCGGGGATACTGATGTAAATTTCCCTATTATGTCTGATGAAGAGTATCGTTATTTTCTAGATAAAAATGAATGGTCAATTCGCAGGTCTTCTTTGGATGCTGCTAAATCAATGTTAATGAAACTCTCATTACGACCAGACGAAAGTGTAGATATCTTTAGCATTAAGGGTAGTTCATCAGCTAAACAGTTTATGCAAGCTTTGCAGATGTATATTAGCAATCCTGATTTAAATCCAATCTATACTAACGCTATGCCTTATGCTGGCGGTATCAGTAAAGCAGATATGGCAGCTAACGATGCCAATGCAGATAATAACATTGTAACTACTCCATCACAAGACACTACAGGTTTACCTTCTTTACAATTTAATATTTGAGGTTATTATGAACCCATTTTTAAATTCAACTAAAAGAATGATTGATCAACATGGTCAGTCAGTAACCTATACTAAGGTGACAGAAGGCACGTACAATATTGAAACTGGTTCTACAGCTAATACGGATACTACCTATACGGTAAAAATGTATAAGAAGCATATCAGAGCTAATCAATATAATTACCCAAACTTAATCGGCAGAAATGCCGCCATGTTTTATTTAACTAACCTAGATTTAGCTTTCTTACCTAATGTCCGTGACAAGATCACAACTAATGGTGAGACTTTTGAAATTGATTCAGTTGTAGAGCATAGTGCTAGAGGTGAAATAGTTCTTTATAAGCTTATTGCAATTAAAGGATAATTATGAAAGTTACCTCAAATATTGATGACCTTACAAAACAGTTAGAAGCTTTGAAACTTGATGTTGAAAATCGTCTAAAAAATATGGTGCGTAAGTTTTCGTTCAACATAGCTGATGCAGCTATCGGCTTTACACCGTTGGGTGATTCAAGCTTGTATCCAGCCTTATATGAACAACGTCAACAGATTTGGGGTTTAAAACCTGAAGAGGGCTATGCAAGAGGTTCTTGGCAAGTAGCTCTAGATGGTACTCTAGATAAGCAAGAATTATATGGTATCGGCTCAGGGGACACTGCACTAGGGGCTGTTAATACTCATCTTATGAATTATAATTTAGGTGAAGATATTATAATTGGTAACCCTGCTCACTATATCGGTAATCTAGAAGGTCTGTATGGCCCTCCGTCTTCTCGGCAAGCGCCTCAAGGTATTATGAAGCCGACCACTGATAAGATTATGAATATCTATGCTATCAGATTAGATGATTACTATAACGCAGGAAAGAATTGGAGTGGTGGATGGCAATAATTAAAATTAAGAAAGCTGCAGAACGTCAGCTAAATTCATTGACACCTACTGTGCCTATTGCTTGGGAAGGTGTAAGTTTTACACCTCCTACGGGTCTTTATGAAAGAGTCCAGTTCACGATACAATCTCCTGATGACCCTGTATTAGGTACAGGTTTTCACAGAGAACGTGTGACAATGCAAGTATTCTGTTTAGGTACTACAAATAAAGGTACAGCTGAAGTTTTAGCTCGTGCAGAACTTATTCGTAATCACTTTAAAAAGGGTACTGTGCTTGTAGAAGATAATATAAAAATTCATGTACTAACTACACCTCAAATTGCAGGTACATCAATAGTTTCAGATAGGGTTATTTGCCCTGTCTTAATAGAATTAGTAGCTGAAGTATATTCGTACTGATTTGGTTTGCTGGTTTCCTAAATCAGTTCATTTGCAAATGAAAATTTAAATTGGAGAAAACAATATGACAATCGCAAAAGGTACGGCTAAACAGGTCGGCTACAAAAAGGAAAGCGCGTTTGGTGTATTAGCTGGTTCATCAAGTGCCAAACTATTACGCCGTGTTACAGCTAACTTTAACTTAACAAAAGAAACCTATGAATCAGGTGAAATTCGTACAGACCGTCAAATCGCTGATTTCCGTCACGGTGTACGTAGTGCTGAAGGCAGCTTAAACGGTGAATTATCTCCAGCATCTTATGCAGACTTTATTGGTTCTGTTGTTGCTCGCGATTTTACTGTAGGTGTTTCTTCTGTCGGTGTATCAATTACAATTACAGCAGTTGGTAACACATACACTGTAGAACGTTCTGCTGGTGACTTTCTTACTAACGGTTACAAAGTCGGTACAGTCATTCGTTTAACAGGTAGCTCTTTAAGTGCAGCCAACGTAGACAATAACTTACTAATTACCAGTGTAACTGACACAGTATTAACTGTTACTCCAGTAAACGGTTCCGCATTAGAAGAAGAAGGTCCAATTGCTGATGTAGATATTCAAACAGTTGGCAAAACAACTTTTGTTCCTTCTACAGGTCACACAGATCAATCATACACTATCGAAGAGTGGTATAGTGATATTGCTCAATCAGAAGTATTCACAGGCATGAAAGTAAACAGTGTTGCTGTTCAATTACCTGCCACTGGTTTAACTACTATTGATGTAGGTTTTGCTGGCAAGGATATGGCTCAATCTGGTACTACCCAATATTTCTCTTCACCTACAGCTCAAGGTACTAATGGTATTTTCGCTGCTGTTAACGGTGTTATGTTAATTGATGGTGCTCCAGTAGCTTTAGTTACTTCTGCCGATTTTACCATTGATCGTGCAACAGAGAATGCTACTACTGTAGGTTCAAACTCAGTAGCAGATATCTTCTCAGGTCGTATCCGTGTTAGTGGTAACCTAAGTGTATATTTCCAAGATGCTGCCTTCCGTACATATTTTGATGATGAAGTGCCTGTTTCACTAGTCCTAGTTTTAACTAGCGACTCAAGCAAGGATTCAGACTTTGTAACCTTCACCTTACCAAAAGTAAAATTAGGTAGCTTCACAAAAGATGACGGTGAATTAGGTATTGTAGCTGCAACAAGCTTCCAAGCGTTACTTAACGAAGTAACTACTGGCGGTTTACCAGCAACTACTATCGCTGTACAAGACTCTGCAGCTTAATAGTTGCCCTTAGAGGCCATATAAGAACCCCTTGGTGTAAAAGCCTTGGGGTTTTTTTACGTCTGCACCTTGCTTTTCAAGTAAAAATATGTTATAATCATATCTGTATAGAGGATAGTAATATCCATTTTATTAACATCTCGAAAGGATAAATATGTCATTTGACTTAGCAAAAAATAACTTAAGCGTAGCAGCCGATGTTGGTTTTGAATTTGAATTAAAGATGCCTACTGGCGAGGCAACTGGTGCTTTTATTACAGTACGTGGTGAAGAATCTAAAACTGTGAAAGCTTTTGGGCGTAATAAATATAAAGAGTTCCAACAAAAGCAACAACAAGCTCGCCGCCGTGGTAAAGAAGCTGACGATATCACCTTAGATGAAGCTGAAGATATGGCTATTGAGACAGCAGTTGTACGAGTTATGGATTGGAGAGGTATTGCCGATGGTGGCGTAGATGTACCATTCTCCAAAGAGGCTGCTGCACGTATCTTTAAAGAACACGGTTGGATTCGTGAACAGGTAATGGAGGAATCTTCACAGATTCTAAATTTTCGACCCAGAGGCGATTGAACAAGCAGTAGCTTACGCAGAGCAAGAGTTTAAATTTAATAGCCGAGATAAAAAAGGTGCAAGCTTAAAGCAGCATTTAGAAAGTGTATGGAGACAAACAGGTATCAAACCTAAAGAACTTCGAGAACTTATCGAACTGCCTGAAAGTTGTGCCTTAGTTTGGGCATATTTTATGGACTTACATTCAACCAGAGCCAGTAGTGGTTTTGGTGCAAATCCAATTACATATACAGAAATAAGAAATTATTCTGAGCTTATGCAGATTGATTTAGACGAGTGGGAAGTAACCTTAATTCGAAAATTCGATAAGGTTGCTTTAGATGCATTTGAAAAAGCTGAATAAGAATGCCCTCGAAAGAGGGCGTTTATCTTTAGTTATTTAATAAGTATTTAGAGATAAACACAACACATAATTAGGAAATATTATGGATTTACAGACATTAAAATTTAAAGTAGATACATCAGAATTAACTTCTGCTGTAACGGCCTTAGGTAACTTAGGTCAAGCTGTTACTAAGGTGAATAAGCCAGTAAAAGAGAATACAGCTACTACTGAAAAAGCAACTAAGGTTGCTAAAGAAAATACGACAGTTTTACAGCGCCAGCAAGATATCCTAAAGTTTATGACTGAAGGTTATTCTAAAGGTCAGGCTTCAGTACTAGCATATGCAAAAGCTTCAGGTGCTTTAAAAGATGAAATTGCAGCATTAGGTGATACACTTACTAAGCAGCGAACATTAATGGGTACAGACCCGTTTGATAAGTCTATCGGCGCAATGAAACTGTTAAAGAACGAATACACTGTTCTTAAAGAAGTCAATCGTTTATACAATGCTGAATCTAATTTATCTGTAGCACAGATGAAGGACTTAGCTCGTGAAAAGCTACGTTTAATCGAGGCTGGCAAAATCGAAGGTAAAACTTTCTCTGAAATTCGCGCCGAGATTTATGCAGTTAACGCTGCATATAAAGAGCAAGCAAATTTAGATAATGCCTTAACAGGTAATGTTAAAGCAAAGCAACGCGCTACTAATGATACAGCTAAAGCTAACGCATACTTAGATAAAGAAATTAACCGTGTTAATTCTGCGCTTAAAGAAGAAAACAAAGAGTTAAGCTCAGGTACAAATAACGCCTTAGTACGTTTTGAAAATGCCTTGAAGAAGTCAGGCAAGACTGCCAGCGAACAAGTTGTAGCCTTAGAAGCTTACCGTAAAAAATTAGCTGAATTAAATAAGGCAAGTGGTAATCGCCAAGTAGACTATTTATCTCGTGCATTAGGTCCACAGATTACCGATATTGGTGTTGGCCTAATGACAGGTCAAAGCCCACTAATGGTTCTGTTACAACAAGGTGGTCAATTACGTGACCAATTTGCTTTAGCTGGTGTCGCAGGTAAAGACATGGGTAAAATGCTTGTAGAAGCATCCAAGTCTATGGTAACCAGTATTAAAGACGTTGGTTTAGCCGTTGGAGGTTTACTAGTTAATGCACTAAAATCTGTCGCTACAACAATTGGTGGCGGCATGTTTACATTACTGGTTGATGGTTTTAAATCATTAACTATGGGTGGTGAGACAGCCGCCGCAGCTTTTGAACGAGTTAAATTAGCTGCTATTGGCTTAGGTAAAGTTGGTATTGTGGCAATTGTAGCAACATTAGCTGCCTTAGCTAAGGGGTTTTATGACAGCGTAGTTCAAAGCGATGCTTTAGTTAAGCAATTAGCTTTAACTGGTGGTTCCCTTGGTATGGCTAAAGATCAGGCTCTAGCCTACGCTAATTCGTTAAATCAGGCTGGCGTTAGCACTACAAAAGCTTTAACTGTTATTACAGCTATGGCTAAAGAGGGTGGTTTCTTATCTACACAAATTCCGCTAGTTACAAAAGCAGCAGTAGATATGCAGACATATGCAGGTATAGCGATTGAGGATACTGTAAAATCTTTTGCTAAGATGCGTGATGAACCAGTGAAGGCTTTATTTGAATTGGCTAAAGCTACTGGCATGATTCCTGTAGAAACTTTAAAGGTTGTTGTGGCCTTAGAGCAGCAAGGAAAAACAGCAGAGGCTACGGCAGTGGCAATGAAAACTTTAGCTGATACTAATGCAGCGCAAGTTGAGAGAATGAAAAAAGACTATAGCAGTTTTGCCATTATGCTAAAGACATTAGGCTCAGGACTTTCCGAGTGGTGGGACAATGTGTTTAAGGACATTTGGACTAAAGCTGACCCATCTTCTATCTTACAAAATAGGTTAAGAGTTGTTCAAGCTTCTATTGATACAATAGGTATTGGTGATGCTTATAAAAAGCAGTTAACCGAAGAGAAATCTTTAATTGAAGAACAGTTAAGATTAATCGCTAAGTCTTCGCTTGTAGAGCAAGAAAGAGTTGCACACGCATCTAATATTGCGAAAGCTTATGAAGGTTTTACTAAAGATCAGGAGCAATTTGCAACCAATCGAGAGAAGCGCGAAAAAGAGATTGCAGAAGCTACCATTAGAAATCAAAAGTTGCTTAACGAAGGTAAGATTACCCAAGCTGAACATGAACAACAGATTAATAATATTCGTAAGAAGTATAAAGATGAACAACGTTCATTAACATTCTTTGAATCTGAAATGCAGAACGCTCAGAAGATGGTTGCTGTATATGAAGACGCTCAAATCAACATGAATGAAGCTCAAAAGCGGATGTTATCACTCGCTGTTGACCCACGTTTCTTAGAAGAAGGTCAAAAGAAGCAACAAAAAATCATGACGGAACTTGTTAAAGCTTCTAATGAAATTAACGAAAAAACTAAAACACAGTACGGCATTAAATCTAATGCAGCTATCTTTGAAGAGAATGAAGCCTTATATAATCAAACAGCTTTAATTGGAGCTACAGATGTGGCTAAAATGAAGTACAATCGAACTTTAGAGGCTGCGAAGAAACTCAGAGAAGAGGAGCTATTGATTGATGCACAATCTTGGAGTTCTGACGACAAGAAGATGGAAAAAATGGCAGCTCTTGATAGGTACAACCAAAGAGTTTTAAACTCTGAGCGCGAAGTCAACAATATGCTGAAAGCTGAAAGAGTTAATGCTTATGGTAATGCATTTGAAAATGTATTCAATGGTATGGGCGATGCTATCGTAAACTTTGTTCAAACTGGTAAATTCAGTATGAAAAGTTTAGTAGATAACCTCATTGCCGACTTAATCCGTTTCGAAGCTAGAGCACAGTCTATGGCTATCTACCGTGGTTTAGGTGGGGCTGGTGGCGTTATGGGCATGTTTACTGGCGGTTGGGAGTCTGGCGCACAAGCTTCTGGCGCAACAGTTGGAGGCCCAATGTCAGGTGGTGGTCAATCTATGGTTGCTACTCCACTACCTGCACTAGCGTTAGGTGGGGCTTATGCGAATGGTGTTCAAATGTTTGCTAAGGGCGGTTCATTCACAAACTCAATCGTAGATAGTCCAACCCTATTCAAGTTTGCTAAAGGCACTGGAATGATGGGTGAAGCAGGTCCAGAAGCTATTATGCCGTTACGCCGTGGAGCCGATGGTTCTTTAGGTGTTGCAGCAGCTGGCGCTGGTTCAGGTAGCACTCAAATTAATATTATAAACAATAGTGGTGTTGAGGCTACAGCTAAAGAGACTATTGACTCTAGAGGTAATCGTAAGGTTGATGTGATGATTGGCGATGTTGCGGCTACTGAGGTTCAACGCAGTGGTAGCTCTTCACAAAAAGCTATGAAATCTACTTATGGTATTCAACCAAACTTAATTAGGAGATAATAATGGCATATGCTTATATATGGCCTTCAACATTACCGCAGAAGCCAAAGACTGATTACTCTGAATCAAGCGGTGTTCTAATGTTAAGAACTTCTATGGATGCTGGTCCTGCCAAGTTACGCCGTAGAGGTCAACGTCCAGACACGTTAAATGTAGTGTACATGTTATCAACAGATCAAGTTGAGACATTAAATACATTTGTAAAAGATACATTAAAAGGTACAACACGTTTCGGTTTTCCACATCCTAGATTAGAAACTACAGTTGAAGCTAGGATTGTGCCACAACAAGACGGTGGATTATATAACTTAAGTTATGTACTTCCAGACCTTTACTCAGCATCGTTGACACTGGAAATCTTGCCATGAGTAGATTAACCACTATGTCACCAGAAGCAATCAGAACCATTTTCTCTCCAGATGCAGATTCTGATTTGCTAATTTTGTTAACCATCTATGACCCTAACAATCCTACAGAGGTTATTGCTAGATTAGCAGATGGTTTTACGGAACGTATCAGCGAAACAAATGAAGATGTTGTATACGGTGTAAAAAGCAACGCTCAAGATTTTATTTTTCTTCCTATGGAAATATCACTTCCAACAGAAGATGAAGCTCAAGCTCCGCGATGCTCAATTACACTTCACGATGTAACTCATCTTATTACACCGTTAATTAGAACAATTACTGGTTCACCATCTATAAAGATGGAGTTAGTACTTTCTAAGAGTCCAGACATAATTGAGATTTCATTTGACGGTTTTTATATAAACAGTTTCACTTATTCAGCAGATTCTGTTACAGCTAATCTTTCGATGGTAGACTTAGAACGTGAACCATTCCCTATGCATTCTTTCACACCGAGGTATTTCCCCGGTATGTTCTAAGGCAAGAATTTATAAACAACAACCATTACGAGGTATCTAATGTGGGCAAATAATTATGTCGGTATTCCTTTTAAATATAAAGGTAGAACCGAAGATGGGCTAGACTGTTGGGGTTTGGCTCGTCTAATCTATATTAACGAATATGATATTACCCTACCTTCATTTAGCTCAGAGTATGAGGACGCTGATTATGATCGCATCTCAGATTTAATTGCTCAATACAGAGAAGGTTGGGAGCAAATTGAATCTCCAGTAGAGGGTTCGCTTGTATTATTTAGAGTAATGGGTGAAGAGACTCACGTAGGTGTGGCTATCTCTGAAACTCATTTTATTCATGCAAGAGAAGGTTATGATTCAGCTATTGAATCTTTTGAGTCTATTTATTGGAAAAAGCGTATTGTAGGCTATTTTAAATATAGCCAAGCAAAAGGTGTTATCCTGAATGCTGTACCACATCCGTTAAAAACTCAGCGTTATACAATGCCTATTCCTTCTGGAACAAAATTGAATACACTTGCTGATTGGATTCTCAAAGAGTACAGTGTAGCTGAAGAGTTAAAAAGTAAAGTCCACATAATTGTAAATGGACAGATTGTAGCTAAAGAGCAATGGTCTGATATTACTCTTAATGATAATGATGTGGTTGAATATCGTGCCGTTGCAAACGGTGGTAATACTACGCGTACATTACTTACTATTGCAGTGATGGTTGTCGCTTATGTGGTAGCAGGTCCAGCTGGCGCTTCTGCTGCAGGTTACGGTGGTACAGGTACGATGACAGCTACACAAGCTGCAGCTGCTTTTGCAGCGAGTACAGCAACTGTGTATGTTGGTATGCGAATGGTAGATTATATTGCACCTATTCGTCCTCCTGCCGCGCCAGATGATCCCGGTTCATCGGAACAACAGTTAATGGTAAATGGCGCTCAAAACCGCCTAACACCTTACGAAGCTATTCCAGTGGTTCTAGGTAGAGTTCGTTTTACACCTCCATTAGGCGCATATAACTACCTTACCTATGAAGATGAACGTAATAGTTATCTATCTATGCTATTAACTTGGGGATATGGTCCGTTAACAATCGACACAAATACCTTTAGAATCGGTGAGCAACCAATTAGTAACTATACAGATTATACTTTAGTTACTTTAGATAGAAAAAGCGAACCATTACCTTCTGACTTAGATAAGTTTAATGCTATCTACGGTAAAGATATTACACAAGTTAACTCTAATTTAGAATTAGTGTGTGATGGTAGTCCAGATGGTATTTCTGCTAATTTTAGTTTAGTTAGTAATATTTGCTATATTACTAAAAACTCTCATACACTAGCTAACGGTGACTCAGTTAACTTGAGTATTAGTTTAAACTACGAAGTATGTGATGAATTTGGTTGTAGTGGTAGTATTGTTAATGCCAGTGGACAATATATTGTTACTGTTGTAAGTCCAGATGTATTTAGTGTAGTAATAGCTCAACCAAATATGACTGGTACTTGTTCATACACAAAATCTGGTCCTTGGGCTGAAGCAACATCTACAGAGCGAGTTGATAGTGTCACCATCGCATTACATTTTCCGCAAGGCTTAAGAAAAATTAAAGTTAAGGATAGCAATGCTGGTAAGAGTTTTGCAGCACCTACAAGTTTTTCATTCGAGTATTATTTTAACAATACTTGGACACCTTTAGAGACGATTACAATCGGCGCAGATGCACCTAAAAAGGACGCATTTACTTTTACAAAGACTTATAGTATTTATAAAAATACGATTCCAGAGAATATTTCAGGTTTATCTATAAGAGTAAGACGTAATACAGGTGACAACGTAGAGGACGATGATAACTGGAGATACAACCACGTTAGTGTTTTACAGAATATTACATTCTCCAGAAATGCTAACCCTAGTGTAGACCCTATCGGTTCAAAGATTGCTAAAAGTGCTTTAAAAATTAAAGCTACAGATCAATTAAACGGAAGTATTGAAGGTATTAATGCTATTGTTCAGACTTACTGCAAGTCATGGAATGGTTCTGCTTGGGTAAATGCATCTACAAATAATCCAGCTGATCTATTTAGATATGTGTTGGAACATTCAGCTAATGCTCAAAGAGTTAAAAATGCAGCAGAAAAATTTGATTTAGTCAAATTACAATATTGGGCTAACTACTGTAACTTAAAAGGCTTTACTTATAACTCTGTGTTAGGTTCTCAAAGAGGCATTCTAGAGGTACTGAGAGATATCTGTGCAGCTGGCAGAGCTAGTCCAGCATTAGTAGATGGTAAATGGACAGTTACTATTGACGAAGAAAAACCTAACGTTATTCAGCATTTTACGCCACACAATAGTTGGGGTTTTGAGTCAACTAAACTACTACCTAAAGTTCCAGATGGTTTAAGAGTTACGTATTTTGATGAAGATCAGAATTATCAAGAAGCTGAAATCATTGTTTATACTGTAGGTAAGAATGAAGGCAACGCCGAATTGTTTGAGAGCATTCAGTTACCGGGCGTTACTAAGAAGTCCTCTGTAATTGACCACGCTAGATGGCATATGGCGCAAGCTAAGTTACGTCCAGAAATCTACACCCTAAACACTGATATTGAATATTTAGTTTGTAACAGAGGTGATCGTGTTAAAGTTATGCATGATGTACCTATGTGGGGTATTGGTAGTGGTAGGATAAAGAATTTATTATCCACTACCGAACTCGAATTAGACGAGGCAATGCCGATGAGTGCTGGTGCTATTTACAGCATCCGTATTCGTGCAGCAACTGGTGCAAGTATTACCAGAGCTATTCTCCCTGTATCAACTGATGGTTATTACACTACTGTTAAATTCTCACAACCTATTGTAGATGAGGTAACAGCTGGCGACTTATTCATGTTTGGTGAAATTAACAGAGAATCTGTTGACTTAGTTATTCTAAGTATTGAACCTACTGATAATAAATCAGCGAGATTAACATTAGTTGATTACGGTGTTACTAGTACCTACAATATTTTCACAGATTATTTATCTTTAACAGAGGACACCGTATTTGAGGCTAATATTACATTAGCTCCTAAACTATTGATCGAATCTTTCGGAGATAAAAAACCTGTTATAACAGGAGCTGTTAGTAATGAAACAGTTATGGAAAAGATTTCAGATGGTGTATTCAGATACAACCTACTAATCTCTTATTCTAATGCAAGTCAATTACCTAAGTATACAGCTTCGGTTGAGGCACAATACGATTATGCAGCGGCAACAGATGGTTTAAATCAACGCTCAGTTTTCGTATCTTACGATAACGGTGGTGTTCAAATTCCAGATGTAGTTGAATCAGAATCTTATAAAGTTAGATTACGTTATACTTCTTCTGATGGTCGCATCGGACAATGGAGTGATTGGTTTGTAACTACCATTGTAGGCAAAACATCCTTACCGTCCGATGTAACTAACTTTCAATATGCTCCTGAATTTAACAGTGGTAGATTACGCCTAGCTTGGGATAACAATCCTGAGATTGATATTAAGGGTTACGAAGTTAGAACAGAGAACGCTGGTTGGGGAACTGAAGCTAATAGAATTTTCTACGGTTTAGCAACAACATGCTCTACAACTTCTGAATCTAGTTTACACTTGCGTGAGTACTATATTAAGGCGTTTGATTACGGTGGTAATTACAGTAATAATAGTGCTCAAATTTCATATCAAGCTGTTCAACCTGAGCCACCATCTAAACTTGGGTATAGCTATGGAACTTCTAGTAATACTCATTCAACTGTAACTTTCAGCTGGCAAAGTCCTGTTGAAATTCATTATGCCATTAAAGAGTATGTTGTCACTATCAGTAAACCAAATCAACCAGATGAGATTGCTACTGTCTCTAGTACAGAGTATATTTCAAACGCTGATTGGTTAGGTAATGCCGTATTAAAAGTTCAAGCTGTAGATATTATTGGAAGTATTAGCGAACCTGCTATACTAACTGTACCTAAATATGCTCCAAATCCTGTAGCAAGTTTTAATGCTGATGTTATTGATAATAACGTATTATTAAAATGGGCGTTACCAGAAAAAACAAGTTTACCTATTTCGCATGTTTTAATTAAACGTGGCGAATCTTGGGAACTTGCTGACCGAGTAATCGGTGAGAAAGACGGAACATTTACTACAATTATTGAGCTTGCAGGTGGCGACTATACTTATTGGATTGCGGTTGTAGATACTGATGAAAGAGAATCAACAGCTTTTCCAGTTACATTAAGAGTTTCACAACCTCCAGACTTCGTATTTAATGCGGAGTGGATTAGTGATTTCTCTGGTACGGCTTATAATGCACATAAGATTGTTAACTCAAATTCACTGTTGATGCTGGTAGACAACTCTGAGGATTGGTTTGAACATTTTTCAAATAACTCTTGGAGTTCACCTCAAGAGCAGGTTACCGCTGGATACCCTATTTATGCACAACCTAGCTTATTATCTGCGTATTATGAAGAAGTCTTTAATTACGATCAGATTTTAAATAGTAGTAGTATTACAATTACTTTAACTGGTGCAACTGTTAGTGGTACTCCAGATGTATATGTGGAAATTGAAACAAGTGATGATAATGTTACATGGACTGCTCCAAGAAAAGCAACTTCATTATTTGCAACTAATTTCCAATACATTCGAGTAACTGTAAAAGCTACAGCAAGTACAGATAAGGACTTATACGAACTTAAAAATCTAGTTGTAAGATTAGACAATAAGCAAGTGAATGATTCAGGGACTGTTTCAACATTATCTACAGATACTGACGGAACGATTGTTAATTTTAACAAAGAATTCCTAGATGTTGAAAGCATCACTTTAACCGCTTCTGGAACTACGCCGTTGACAGCTGTTTATGATTTTAAGGATACTACATTAAGTGGCACTTATTCTGTGACTTCTGGTGTTTGTACTGTGACTATTACAGACCCTGAAGATACAAATCATGGGTTAACAACTGGTCAGAAAGTTCGCCTTGCGTTTTCAACAGGCAATGGTGTGTCTGGTGTGTATTCAATCACAAAGGTTAGTAATTCAGTTTATACAGTTGATTTTACTGGTCAACCTGATACATCTGGAAACTTACTTACTTACGCTCAATCAATGAGAATTTATACGTTCAAATCAACAGACGGTTCAAGGCAATCTGCTAAAGTCGGTTGGCAACTTAGAGGATATTAAAAATGGCAAATCACAGTTTACCCACACAAACAAGTGGGTATTTAGATTTCGTTGAACAGTTAGACAACCGTTTTGACGATTTAGCGAGAGGGTTAGATACTGCCGTATCTCCTGTTGGTGACCCAACTATCTCCAACTTACCTGTTAATTCAGTGGGTTGGAGTAGTGAAGGCAAGAAGTGGAGAAAATGGAACGGCAGTACATGGGAATCATTGGTTGTAGATGATCTTTATTCTATCAGTGTTGCAGGTAATGCAGCTACTGTTACTAACGGGGTATATACAACAGGTGACCAAACTATAGGTGGAACTAAAACATTTTCCAGTACAATTGTGGGGTCTATTAATGGTAACGCTGCTACGGTAACGAATGGTGTATATACTACAGGCGCTCAAACGATAGCGGGGGTGAAAACATTCTCTAGTACTATTATAGGCTCTATTAATGGTAACGCTGCTACTGCTACTACAGCTGTAAATTTATCAACTACATCTGCGGATTGGTTTACAAAAGGTACAATCACAGCTGTAGTCGGTCAGTTAGCTTGGAAGAATTACGGTAACGGTCATACTATTTTTGATGCGTCTGCTGGAACATCGCCTAGTGGTAGCACTATTAACAATACTACTCCAAACAACACATGGACAGCAAACTACCCTACCTTAATGGGTTGGAACGGCAGTCAAACTTACGGTGTAAGAGTGGACGTAGCTAGATACGCTGAGACTTTTGCTATTAACTATGATAATAACTCTAATAGCACTTATCAAATGCTTTGGGGTTCTGGTAATAGCATCTATGGTACAGCTGGCGTTTACTGTAACCCATTTACTGACTACCTATATGCAGGTTCATTTCATACGGCAGGTTGGTTCAGAAGTACTGGAAGTAGTGGGTGGTATAATGAAACATATGGTGTAGGTATTTATGCAACTGAAGCTGGTAACGTTCGTACTTATAATGGTGCTAACTTTATCTCAAGTGCAGACGTAACTGCCTCTGGTAACGTTACAGCTAACTCAGATGAAACGTTGAAAAAGAACTGGAGGGAATTGCCTTCAGACTATATTCAAAAACTTTCTGAAGTTAAGTACGGTATTTATGATCGTATCGATACAGATATTACTCAAGTAGGGGTAAGTGCCCAATCGTTACAAAGTCTTTTACCTAATGCAGTGATAAAAGGTTCAGATGGTATTTTATCTGTAGCTTATGGAAACGCCGCAATGGTGTCTAGTATTAAATTAGCGGAAAAAGTTGTAGAACAAGAAACTCAACTAAAAGCTCAAGACATGCGTATAGCAGAACTAGAGCGACTAATATCGAAATTAATTGGAGAGTAAAGTGCAAGAGCAGATTGAACATAGAGTTATTAAACTGGAACTTAAAGTAGAAGACCACGCAGAGGAATTGAAAAAGCTTCAAGGAATCTCTGTTGATCTACGGACTTCACTTTCAGGTATAGAGAAAACTTTAAATCAGATTAAATATCTTGCAATAGGTGCAGTACTTGTTATCCTCTCTCAATCGATTGGAGTTACGAACGTACTTAAATTAGTTGTAGGCATGTAAACAATGTCCCGCTTCGGCGGGACTTCTTAAGGAGTAGTATGTTACCAATATTAACAGGTATCATTAGTTCTCTTGTTTCAAATGGTTTAGGCAAGGTTGCAGATGCGGTCACAACCAAAGGTCTAGATTATGTGGAAGATAAGTTGGGTGTTAAATTAGAACCTAATATGTCTCCTGAAAAATTAGCAGCTGTACAAGAGGCTGCAATGAAACATGAAGAATTTATGTTTGAGCAAGAAGTAAAAGACAGAGCAAGTGCTAGAGAGATGCAACAAGCTGCATTAGCACAAGGTGATTCTGAAAGTAAAAATTTCGTATATCGCTTTGCATGGTTCTGGTCAGTTACGTCAGCTTTATATTTCTTCTGTGTAACATTCCTTACGTTACCAGAGGGTGCTAGAGACTTTGCAAATATTATTTTAGGTTTCCTATTAGGTACTGCAATCGCCTCTATTTTTAATTTCTTCTACGGCTCTTCAAAATCAAGTGCCGATAAGACACAAGCTATGATTAAAGGAATCAAATAATGGATAATTTATCAGAACACTTCTCATATAAAGAAGGTACATATTCAGCTAAAGCTGTTGAACTTGGTGTAGATAATACACCTTCAACACTACAATTAGAGAATATGAAAGTAGCTGCTCAAGGTATGGAACAGGTCCGTACACTACTTGGCAAAGCAATTAGCGTACAATCATGGTTACGTTTACCAAAAGTTAACGTAGCTGTTGGTGGTTCAGAGAAGTCAGCACATATGGACGGTTTCGCTATCGACTTCCGTTGTAATGGTTTTGGCTCACCATACGAAATCTGCAAAGCTATTGCTGCTTCTGGCATTAAGTACGATCAGTTGATTCACGAATACAGTATGACACCTGATAAAGGTTGGGTACACATTTCATTTGACCCTGCCTTACGTAGACAAAATCTAACGATTATGCGTCCAGCTAATCCACATAAGATGTATGTATCTGGTATCCTAACTGCTGCTGAATACGCAGCTTGGAAACCATAAAATAAAATCCCCGTACCTTTGCAGGTTACGGGGTATTTTTACGTCTATTGTAAGTGCATTACTGCAGCATTACCAGAACCATTGTCTGGTTTGTAGTGGAGGCTGGCTAACGCATCACGATAACCTTCTTTATAAGCAGCTTCATAAGTACCTTTAAGCCAATCAGTTAAGAATTGATTTAACGTACCATTTTCAGCCGCTAGTTTTGCCCATTGAAAACAACGTTCAGCTTTAAACTGAAAACCGTCTTCATTCTCCCAAAACCACTCTTCGAATTTCTCTTCTATCACGCACAGAACTCCTGCAGTTGAGAAGCGGTCATAGCGCCACTAGAACGCTTGATAACCTGATTATCTTCCATGAGTAATACCGTGGGTACACCTCGCACTGCAAACTCTCTAGCGGCCTCCATATCTTCATCGATATCGATTGTCTTAATCTGCGATACAGGTAGAGGCAAATCTTGCATGGTCATAGCCAGTGCTTTACATGGACCGCACCATGATGCTTTAAATACAACTAAATGTTTCATAATAACTCCTTAATATAGTTCAACTTTTTCCATATAATGCTGCTCAGAATAGTACGGCTCACGAACATCTTCCATAGTTGATAAGAATGCCTTAGCATCTTTCATTCTGGAAAATTTACGTACTACATAGCTCCTATCCCTTGTCTCAAAGGTTTTCTCATCCTCGGCAGCTTCATCAGGCCAATTTTCATAGTCCTCATAGCTGACAATCTCACCAAGCCCATTATAGTAGGTGTATTCATAAGTGTCCTTACGAACTATGTAGTAGTACTTCATTACTTCTCCTTATTGACAGGCTTCACATTCACCTTTAGCAGCTTGTACGCCAGCTTGAGTATAAATGTAATATAACGCTAAAATGTTTTCATCAAGGAAAGCTTCTTTGTGAACTTCAGCAATCCAAGCGGGGTCTTCATCGGCAGCGAAGAACAGGTTCAATGATTGCCATTGGTCGATGTACTTGCTACGAGCAGAGGCTAATCTTAACACAGCTTTTTGATTGATTTCGAATGCGGTCTTAAAAACTTCCTTTTCTTCTGGTGTTAACCAATCTACGTGCTGTACTGAACCTTGCTTGTCAGTAATCTCTTGCACATGCTTCTTAGTGTACACACCCTTCTCTTTCATTAAACCAAGTAAAACAGGGTTCAAACGGTCAATCTCACCAGCTGCAGTCATTTGATTATAACTCATAGCAGGGTCAGGATTGATACCTTCTGAGATACCACCCATTAGCAACGCTGTAGACTTGGTAGGTGCAATAGCAATACGGTGAGTATTACGGACACCATAACCCTTACACCACTCTGGTTCACCTAAGATTAAGGCTAAGTCTTGACTTGCACGTAAAGATTCTGCATCGATATGTGCTTGAATTTCTTGACTGAGCATGTGAGCATCGAATGATTCAAACGGCATCATATTCTGCATAAACAGCGTATGGATACCACACAAACCTAGACCCAATGCACGACCCTTCTTAGTAAAGCGTACAGCCTTCTCAAGACCGCTAATACCTTCAGCACGTTCAATAAATTCACTAGCAACACAATCCAAGAATACAGTGGCCCAATATGCAGCTTCCGTACCTTTCCATTCTGGATACTTAGAACCATTCATGGATGATAGTACGCAAGTATATGTATGGTCTTCATCATTGAAAAGCATAATCTCAGAACAAAGCTGAGAGTTATTAATCATCAAGCCCAACTCTTTGTACATCGCTGGACGTTTGGCGTTAGCTTTGTCTACGAAGAAAAAGTAACCCTTACCAGTGACCATCTTAACCTTCATGGCAGCTTGGAAACGGCGAATGGCTTCTTCGTCACCAGCATTCAAACGGTCAATGAATGATTGCTTAATTGTCCAACCTACATTTAAGTCGTCAGGCTCTGCAGAGATATGATCAACAACTTCTTGGAAATCGCCATGTTCAATATTTAGGTAACAAGCCCATGCGCCTCTACGCGCAGTACCTTGAGCAATATTACGCATCGCATTAACGTGTTCTTTAATGACAGGGAGTACACCAGAAGCTTTACCACCTACACTAATCTTTGAACCACGGGGACGAACATGTGAGAAGTCAGTAGCTGTACCGAAACCATATTTAGTTAGCATAGCTACTTCATGCAAGTTACTGTAGAAACCATCTACTGAATCACCAACCACTGTACCTGAGCAAGATACTGGCATACCACGGTTAGTACCCATGTTAGCTAGTACTGGAGTAGATGGACTTAACCAACCCTTCCAGAATAGATTAAAGAACTCAGCTTCAGCTGTAGCTTGGAAATCAGCAGGTAAGTGTTTAGCTGCAGTCTTAGCAATGCGCTCAAACTGTCCACGAATGGATTTCCCGTTTGTTTCATACTCATATTTATCCTTAAACATTTGGTAACCAGCTGTGGTATACCACTCAGGGACTAAGCCCTGTTCCTGTAGTTGTTTACGTTCTTCACTCAACTTCTTGTAAATATTGTCTGTCATCTTATTCCTTATTCCATACGAACGCTGAACTGTCCCAATTACGGTGATATTGGTTTCCCATACCACTGAAGAAGTCATTGAAAGTGTAATCGTTGATGCCCTTGTAGAACCAATCGGCAATAGGGTTGTACTTCACATCATACTCTTTACCAAACCCTAAATTCTTCAAGCATTCATTCACACGAGACTGTACGAAGTTTTCTAACTGGTGAGCAGTGATACCTTTGATTTCACCCTTCTCAAATAGCATAGCAACAATTTGGCATTCGTGTTCATAAATCTTACGAGCTACTTCGCGCACTTGATGATCAATAGCGTCTTTGATAACTTCGAATTCATCTGCAGGTAGTGTCTGCTTTAATTGATCAAGCTTATATCTAAATGCCCATGCTCCACCTTGAGAATGCATATTCTCATCACGTACAGAGAAGTTAATACCCCGTACAATATTCATTAACTTGTTCTTGCCTTGAGATTGATAGTGCTTCAAGAAAGCAAATGAACTGTACAGAATAACACCTTCTACCATTGAGAAAGCAGCCAATGAAATTAAATCATCTGGATGATCAATAATCTCACCGATATGAGCCACACGGTCCTTTAGAACAGGATTGTCCAAGTATGACATATAGAACTCTGGTGTGTCGATATGCAATAATTGATTAATCTTATTATAGAACGGGGCATGTACGGCTAATTCGAACATGGAGAATACAGAAGCCATACGATGGAATTCTGCACTATCAAACATATCCTTGAATCGACCACCCCAATACTCAGAACCTGCATGTGTCTCATAGATACTGAACAATTTTAAGGTAGTGATAACAGCATGTTTCTCAGCTTCAGTAAAGTTTACCAGAACATCTTGTACATCTTTCTCTACCTTAATTTCGTCAGGTAACCAGAATACCTTCAGTTGTTGGTCTGCAAACTCAACAGGCTCTGGTCTTTCATTAATTGGCAGTAGGTGCTTATCTAGCATTTATTCCTCTTCTTTTACTACGTTATAGCGGTCACGAGCTTCTAACGAATCTTGTGCATCTTGCGTCAAATTACGACTACGATACAAATCTTCTAGAATCTTAGAACCGCTGGCTTTATCAATTGCTTCCTTACTAGCGTAACCGCTATGTAACCAAGCTTCATCTAGTCTCTCTTCACCGACCCAACGACTGCATATTACAACTTCATTTAAACGGTTACGGTGCTGTAAACCGTCTTGACGTAATACTGGCTTTTCTGTGTCCATACCTAACGAGTAAAGAAACTTGTTAAAAGCGACAGTATTATCTTCAAATTCAGATGAGTAATTTGGCATTACTTTTACGATCTCTGATTCAGACACGACACATAAAGCTACAATGGCTGAAGGACGGGGTGGAAATTTTAATTTTTTATTCATAGATTACCCTTTATTGAGAGAGAAATGATTATATCATGCAGATTTGGTTAAATCAAGATGTGTTTTATCTTGACCTCGAATATATTCTAAATACATCTTAATAGATGCAACGCCCATAAGAATATACGGTGCTACCAATACGCCTAGTGCTAAATAAACTAATACTTCCATATTAACCTTTCTTCAATTCTGGATTGAGCATGAATTCCAACAGGAACATCGCATTAACGGCTACAGCAGCCATATGAGGCATGTCTGGTGCGCTGCTATCAACGTCATACAATTCACCCCTTCTAATGGCCTCAAAATGCCTCATAAGGGCATCCATATAACGCTGTTCTGCGTTAGG